GGAGAAAAGACATGTACAGAAAGAAAATGTCAAGAAAGAAATCAAAAAGACAGTTTGCAAAAACTGCAATGAAAGTAAATAAGAAAAACCACGTAAAACCAATGCGTGGTGGATACAGAATATAATTATGCAATGGCATGCTACCACCCACTACTTGCCTTCAGAAGTGAAGGTAAAATAACATTTAATAAGCCCTTTCCATTTGCGAAAGGGTTTAATTTACCATGTGGGCAATGTGTAGGTTGTAGATTAGAATACAGCAGACAATGGGCTGTAAGATTAGTGCATGAAAACCAAATGCATGAAAACTCATGTTTTATAACATTAACATTTAATCAAGAAGAATTAGATAAAAGAAGCAACCCTGCTTCTGTAGATGTGCGTGATTTTCAACTCTTTATGAAAAGATTGAGAAAGAAGCACAAAAAAATTAGATTTTTTCACTGTGGAGAATACGGAGAACAAAATAAAAGACCTCACTATCATGCTTTAATATTTGGATATGAATTTCCAGATAGGAAATTATGGCAAACAAGAAATAAACAAAAATATTATAGAAGCGAAGAATTAGAAAAACTATGGCCATATGGCCATGTTGTGATAGGTGAAGTAACATTTACAAGTTGTGCATATGTAGCACGCTACATTATGAAAAAACAAAAAGGAAAAAATGCGGAAACGCATTATTATAATCCCCTAACAGGGGAGGTGATAGAACCAGAATATTGCACAATGAGTAGAAAACCCGGAATTGGATATGACTGGTTTAAAAAATATAAAACTGATGTATATCCAAATGATTATTGTGTAATAAATGGAAAAAAAATTAGACCGCCAAGGTATTACGATAATTTATTATCGGAAGAAGAAAAAGAAGAAATAAAAAACAAACGTAAAGAAAAAGCACCAGAAGTGTATGCCGAATATGATGAAAGAATGGATAGGCTATTTGTTCAAGAACAAGTAAAAATTACACAATTACAAAGACTTATAAGAGATATATAAAAAAGTTTGACTCGTAATATATATTATGTAACTTTTACATAATCAAAACAATAAAACGAGGACAAAACAATGGACAAGAACTTATATTCAATTTACGACAAAAAATCTGGAACATATATGCAACCATTCGTGGAACTTACCGATGGCACAGCAACACGACAATGTATGGATTTATTAAACAATCCAAACGCACCATTCAGCAAATTTCCAGAAGATTTCACGTTAATGCGAATAGGAAGTTGGGACGAAATCGGTGGAATCCCTACCGCAGACAACCCACCAGAAGTTATAATTGAGCTATTAACATTACAAGAAGCAAAGGAATAAAAACATGTTTGGACCCATGGGAACATTACCAAGTACTTTAAATAAAGATTTTAGTAGAGTACCAAAAGTAGACATACAAAGATCAGTATTTAACCGCGATCACGGTTTAAAAACAACTTTTGATGCGGGATATTTAGTGCCAATATTTTATGATGAAGCACTACCCGGAGATACGTTCACCATGGACGCTAACGGCTTTGGCCGTTTAGCAACACCAATTAATCCATTTATGGATAATTTATATATAGAAACATTTTTCTTTGCAGTTCCATATAGATTAATATGGAACAATTGGGAAAAGTTTTGCGGTGAGCAAGACAACCCGGGAGATAGTACAGATTATTTAGTACCGCAAACAAGCGGCTCAATAACAAATAGTACGTTATATGATTATTTTGGCGTTCCAACTGATATAAGTTTATCATTCAATAATTTATGCGGAAGAGCATATAATTTAATTTATAATGAATGGTTTAGAGATCAAAATTTACAAGATAGTGTAACAGTAGACAAAGGCGATGGTCCAGATACTTTAACTGATTACACATTATTAAAAAGAGGTAAAAGGCACGATTATTTTACTAGTGCTTTACCATGGCCACAAAAAGGAGAAGCTGTAGCTTTACCTTTAGGCACAACCGCACCAATTCATTCTCCTCAAACAGCTGCGTATACTATTAATAACGACGGTGATAGCGGTAATCCTTGGTATACCGAAACTGTTTCTGGAGGTAGTCCAACATTTGCTTATTTAGGTGCAGTTACAACTAATACCGATTTAGGTTTATATGCTGATTTATCAGACGCCACAGCCGCTACAATAAACCAACTTAGAGAAGCGTTTCAAATACAAAGATTATATGAAAAAGATGCAAGGGGTGGAACGAGATATACCGAAGTTATACAATCACACTTCGGAGTAACTAGCCCTGACGCTAGATTACAACGCCCGGAATACCTCGGAGGCGGAAAAGATAGGATTAATATTAATCCTATTGCTCAAACAAGTAGTACAGATGCAACAACACCACAAGGTAACCTTAGTGGGTATGGTACTACCGGTTTTACCGGCCATAGATTTAATAAATCATTTACCGAACATAGTGTAGTAATAGGTTTAGCTTGCGTATTTGCTGATTTAACATATCAGCAAGGACTAGCCAGACACTTTAGTAGACAAACAAGATGGGATTTCTATTGGCCTGCCTTAGCCCATCTTGGAGAACAAGCTGTGCTTAATAAAGAAATTTATGCACAAGGAACTGCAGACGATAACAATGTATTTGGTTATCAAGAAAGATATGCAGAATATAGATATAAACCAAGTAATGTTACTGGACAAATGAGATCAAACTTTTCTCAAAGTTTGGATACATGGCATTTGGCACAAGATTTTGGAAGCTTGCCAGCATTAAATGCAAGCTTTATAGAAGAAAATCCACCAGTAGATAGAGTTACAGCGGTAGCAAATTATCCAAATCTAATTTTGGATATGTATTTTAAACTTAAATGTGCAAGACCAATGCCTACTTATGGTGTTCCCGGTCTGATAGATCATTTCTAATGGGAATTTTATCATCATTAGGTTTAAAGAGTGCAGCACCATTAATAAATGCTGGTGCTAGCCTATTAGGCGGTATGTCACGTAATAAAGATGCGAAAGCAGCTAGTGCAAGACAAATGGCTTTTCAAAGAGATATGTCGGACACCTCTTATCAAAGAGGTATGGCAGACATGAAAAAAGCCGGCCTTAATCCAATTTTAGCTGGAAAATTTGGTGGAGCAAGTACACCTACTGGAAGCACTTATAATCCAGAAAATGTAGCGACAAATTCTGTAAATTCTTATTTACAGACAAAGCAAAACCAAGCAAATGTCGCTTTAACTGAAGCTAATACTGGCAAAGTTCAAGCAGAAACAAACGTAATTAAAGACACAAACAATAGTTTAGTTGGTAAGAACGTCGAGTATTTAAAAAAAGAATTAGAAAAAGTAGGTTCTTTTTTAATGGAAAATACTGCTGAAGGTTACAAAGAATTTAAAGAATATATGGATAAAAATTATAAGGGAATTTTATCCGAAAAAAATAATAAACAAGGTAATTCTAAAATGAAAGTTCCAAGAATTACAATACCTATCGGTAAATATAATACAAGGTTAAAAAAATGACGAACAAAAAATCAAAAGTTGAAACAACAATTACACAAACTTTTAGAACAGCTTACGAACCGCATAAAAAATATGTATTCAAAACAAGCGGAGAAAGCTTAACTCAACAACATTTCAAAGAAGAATGTGATGTCATTAATATAATAAAAAAACACGATAGAAATGGCATAATCGAACACGTACAGCGTGGCCAAGCCCGCTACGGAGATTTCTCGGAAGTTGCAGATTACCGAGAAGCACTAGACTTAGTACGAGATGCCCAAGACGAATTTATGACGATACCGTCAGATATTCGTAAAAAATTTGATAATGATCCAGGCAAATTTTATGAATTTGTGTCAAATCCCGACAACAAAGAAGAATTAAAACAAATGGGTTTTATAGAAACCCCAGAAGTTACTAACGTCCTCGATAGTAACAAAAAAGCTCTTTCTGAAGCTGGTGAGCCATCAACAGCTCAAGAAGCTCAGAAAGAGCCCACACAGTTACCTACTTGATGTTAACTGTGTGGAGTGACACCCCTACCCTAAAAAAAGGAGAAAAGACATGTACAGAAAGAAAATGTCAAGAAAGAAATCAAAAAGACAGTTTGCAAAAACTGCAATGAAAGTAAATAAGAAAAACCACGTAAAAC